GTTACCAGAGTTCGCATGGAATAAATAAAAGTTAGATTTTTTTGCATTTGAAGCAGAACGATATTCAAAATATAATCTATTGTAAGATTCATGATAAAAAATTCTTATCATATTGGCACTAGAATTTGTTGTTCCTGAAGTTGTAGAAGAAAATAAATGAATATTAGTATTTAAAGAACTATTCCATCCTGCTTTTACCCAAAAAGATATAGTATAGGCAGAGCTATGAATAAAGTTAAATTTACCATTTGTATCTGCTATACGAACAGATTGCCCAGTACCAGTAGTAATAGACTTAGCAACAGCATTAGCATTACCAAAAGAAGCAGAAGGTTCATTATATTCCATTCCAATAACATTGTCAATGTTAGCAATTTGCACAGTATTAACACTTCTTATGCGACTAGACTCAACTCCATTTATATGACTTAAAACATTTGCCATTATCCTTCAGCTATTTCTATCCAAGTATTATCAGGATTAAACCAGATTTGTTTATCTTCAGCTCCAGTAGTTACCTTGTAACCAACAACTCTAACATAATCACTAGTGCCACTTGGAGCAACTCTAGTTATTTGACCTGCACTATTTGATAAATATAAAGGTATTCCACAACCAGCACCAGGAGTAACGGATAAAGTAACCATTCCTCTTAGAAGCATACCAACTTCACCAGGATCTCCACTACCTAAAGCTATAGCTAATAAACTTGTAGATGAAACAGCAGCATCAGCATCAGCATAAGACCAATAACCAGAACCATTAAGGTAATAACATCTTCCTTCAACAACTTGATTCTCTTCGCTACCACCACCAAAATTTACTATATCGCCTTCTCCATTGCCATTAGTATTGGAACTAGGGGCAAACCCCCTAGAACCAAACTTTTCATATTTATTAACTGACATCTAATTATTGTACTTTAATAACCATTATTGTAACATCATTAGCAGAAGGAGCTGTACGGAAATCTACAGTAACTTGATTAACAGTATTTCTAACTACTTGTGCATATACAGTTTCAAAAGATGATGTATCAAACATTTGAACAATAACTGCTTTTGTGCCTAAACTATGAGTTACTGCTATTGATGTAGCACCACCTATTGTAGTAGTGTATGACCTTGCAGCTAAACCAGCAGAAGTTACAGCTCTATCTCCATCAGTACCAGCTAAAGCTTCTGTTGTTGTTGCTAATTCAACAATACCTTTTACGCTTACACTTGCATTTGGCTCATCACCAGTATTTGTTCCACTTACTGCAATATTTGCTACATTTCCTAACCCAACCATTCCTTTACTTATACCTCCTACTGTTCCTGTAAATGTTGGAGAAGCTGTATTAGATTTAAGTCCTATAGCAGTTGTAACACCTGAAGCATAATTAGCATCATCACCAATAGCTGCTGCTAATTCGTTTAATGTATCTAAAGCACCTGGAGCATCAGCTATAAGAGCTGAAACATTAGCTTTTACAAAAGCAGTAGTTGCTATTTGAGTAGTGTTAGTATCAGTTCCTGCTGTTGGAGCTGTTGGAGTTCCAGTAAGGGCAGGAGAAGCCTTTGGAGCTTTTCCATTTAAAGTTGATACTTGTGCAGCCGACATAACACCTGAAACAGATGTAGTTGCAACTGGAATAGTAGCGTTATCTCCATCCGAAGATTCAATTACTCTTGCTGCTGAAGTTCCTGAAATAGATAAATTTGTTGAAACATTATGATTAACATCTGTTGCCTTTGCACTATTAGCTGTAATTGCACTAGCTTGAGCTGAACTAATACCAGTCTTATTAGTATTTGCAGTAATCGCTGAAGCTTGACCACTTGTAATACCAGTCTTTGAAGTATTAGCTGTAATTGCAGATGCTTGACCTGAACTAATGCCAGTCTTTGAAGTATTCGCAGTTATAGCAGAAGCCTGACCTGAAGTAATACCAGTCTTAGATGAATTTGCTATTACAGCAGAAGCTTGTTCATCAGTCATTGCTCCCCAAGCAGATTCAGTAGCTGCTGGAAGTGAAGCATTATCTCCATCTGAAGATTCTATAACTAAAGAAGTTCCATTAGCTGAAGCACTTAAATCAGTAGAAACATTGTGATTTACATCTGTATTTTTAGCTGTATTTGCAGTTATAGCACTCGCTTGAGCTGAACTAATACCAGTTTTGCCACTATTAGTTGAAATAGCAGTTGATTGAGAACTAGTTATACCAGTTTTAGCAGTATTTGCAGTAATTGCATTTGCTTGACCAGTTGTTATGCCATTTTTAGAAGTATTCGCTGTAATTGCTGAAGTTTGACCACTAGTAATTCCAGTTTTTGCAGTATTAAGAGTTATTGCATCTGTTACTGAAGTATCTAAGTTTACAGTTGCATCTCCTGTATCACCTCCAGAAACATTGATGTTTGTACCACCTGCTACAGAAGTAATATCTCCAGTTGCACTTGATAATTCAGTCCAATCTGATGCTTGAGTACCAAGACATACCATTAGTTTATCAGAACCAGTATTGTAGTATATTTTCCCCTCAACTGCCGTAGGATTGTTCGCTAGATGCTGAATCACCATGTTTAGTGATTGATTGTCGTTTAGATCTATGTTACCTGCTACATCAAGATCGTGTAAAAATTTAATTGCCATTTGTTTATTTATTTATTTATTAATTATTAATTGAAATATGCCTTTCCAGAGAAAGTAGCTTTGAATGTTAGTGTTATTTGATTTATAGTATTATAATCTACCTGACCAATTACAACTGTTCCTGCCGAATCTACTACTGTTACGGATGCGTTTTTAGCTAAATTGTGATTTACTATCCAAGTAGCTGAAGATTCGGATTGTGTATGAATATAATTTTTATCTGCCGCTACACTTGATAGAGAAGTAAATTTAAGATTTCCACTAGAATCAGTAGTTAAAACCTCATCAGACAACTCTACATCTACTACATTTATAATGAATCCAGAGCTAACAGGTTTTGCTGGACTAGCAGAAGTTAATCCTGTTAAAGTTACTATTCCCTCTTCATTTTTACTTGCTGTAAAATCAGCGTGAGCATTTAAAGTAGTTTGCAAAGCAGTAGCTACTTGAATTAAAGAAGAGTTTATTCCAGATGAAGTTAAATCAACAGCTATAACACCGCCATAACCAGATGGAGTAGATAAAACAGCAGTAGAAGTAACTTGAAAATATACAGCATATTTAATAGCATCATAACTATTATTAATACATAGGTATTGATGGTGTAAACTACCTGCTTGATCAGCCACAGAAGTTATAGTTACTGTGCTAGTATAGTTACCATTAACCCATTCTACAACTCCTAATAAGTTTTTGGTAGATACACTCCTTTTCCTTGCAGGTTCAAATCCTTTGGCATTATGTATCTGACTATCTGATAGACTATTGTGATGCTTCATTTATTAATATGTTATTATGCCATGTCTTTTACTAACAGAACCACTACCGCTACAGTAGCTACAACTTCCACAGCCCTTCCATTCAGGATATAAGCTTTGATTGTCATCTAAATATAAATGCATCTTCTTTTTAAAAGTATCTGCCTTTTTATAAGTTTCTTGTCGTAAATAATTTAATTTCTTTTCATTAACAGGGCTTGTAAAATCTGCCATGTTATCTACAACACCTTGAGATGTTGTATTGTATGTTATGTCTGGTAATATTTCAAATTTAACACAAAATGCTAAATAATCTTTAATATAATCATTTACTAAAGTTACATATCCACCTTGTGAAACAGCATCATATAAGTCTTTACCTAAAAATGGTCTAACATGATTAAGCTCTGCTATCTCTATAAAAGTTGGCAACACTAAATGCTTGTCAAAATTAGCATTAGTCATTGCTCTTAGTACTACCTCTGCTCTAGTTATTAGTGCCATCTTCTTCTTTTTTAATAGTTGATTCTTCTTTTACCTCTTCCTTCTTAGATGCAGACCTTTCTTCTATAAGAGCCTTTAATTCTTCATCTGTAAGCTCTGGTAAATGAAAAATCTCTCTTCCCTCTCTAATTGTAATAAATTCAGCAGGATTAATTGTTCCTAATAAAGAAACAGGAGGTTTAGTATAAAATGTTAAATCATTAGCACTAATTCCTCTTTCAGCTTTTAATATTTTTTTAATACATTTAAGAAACATTTGTTGAGGTTCTTTAATCACTGTACTCATAGCTATATCATAAGCAGTAAGTATTTGTTGATTATTTCCTAATTGACCTGCCACTTGAATCCCTGATAATGCTGGATTCCATCTATGTGCCGATATAATATTATCATTTGTGATTTTTTGAAGCTCCATAAAAGAGCCATCACTAGTATCATTGATTATTTGCACATTTGTAGCATCACCATCACCATTCTTAGCTATAAATAATATTTTAGAATTATCTCCTGCTCCAGTTAATTTAGCTACAGCATCATCTATAAAGTCTTGTGCTTCATCCTCTCCCATGTCTGCATTTAACTCAACAATTGCACTAGGCATAAACCCATTTTTGAAGCGTGTAAGATTATAAACTCCTATTTGATTTGCTATACGAATATGGTCTAAAGCGGCACAATAATCAGGCATCCCATAATAGAAAAATGTACTTTCATAATCAGCAAAATGAATAATTGTTCTATAAACTTCACCCTCTTTAGTATAATCAGGATACATTGGAAGTTTCCTCATATTATCAGGGTATCTTCTTGCGTGTTCCCAATCTGGATGCAACAATATGTGTTTGCCATCTTTATGAACTCTAGCCGTAGTTCCATCTTGATGGAAAAAGTTTATATAACCTTGACCTACAACAACCTCCATATAACCATTCCCCAACTTCCAATAATCTGATAAAACTTTCTTAGCAACATCATCCATAGACTCACCATAGACATTAACATCTTCTAGTAATGATTTTAAAGCTTTGTTTGTGGTTTTTAATCCTTCACCTATACTAAATGTAGTCTTTGTACCAAGTATCGCCCTGTGTGTAGATGCAGACCTTGAAAGCTCTGACAATTCCTGTGGAAATAGGTTGTTTTTGCCAAAAGGAATCCATTCATCCCTTAAAGTAGTAGAGATTAAGCTAGTTTCCTTTGGTGCATCTTTTGATACATCTTTAGAAAATGAGTAACCTAGTATCTTAGGACTCTTTTTTGTTTGAGTTAATACTTCCTTTTGTTGTTTTTTTCTGCTCATTTCTGATAGTTTTCTTTTTTATTTTGAATTTAGGCTCGGTTACTACTTCCTCTTTTACTTCTCCTTCAAAACTAACATAAGGCTTATCTTTTAAAAAAGATAAAACCTTTTGGCTTAAAATAGAATTAAATGAAACTGAAAAACTACTTCCTGCTACCTCAACACTATCATCATCAGCAGATAAAAAATAATCCTTAATGAATATATATTTCATAATATTTTTTTGTAAAGATAAAAGAAAAGGGGGGATTAACCCCCTATTTCTTATAAAAAATTAAAACTATGCTACAGTTTCAGAAGTCCAAGCATTAGTTACACCAACACTTGGTTGATATAAGTTTGCAAAACCAGTTAAAGTACCTGATCCAGCAGCATAAGTTGCTCCAGCACCATTACCATTAACTAAAAGTAAAATTTCTCTTGGATATTCAGCGTGAACACCAGCAAGTTTTACAGCAGTTCCATTAGCATCTTGAAGTCCAACTCCTGTAGCTTGTTCTCCTGAAGAAAATTCCATGTAAGCTTTCTTTTCAAAAACTTTATCATATCCTAATATAAAGAAGTAAGTTTCTGGAGCAGAAGTATCACAATCATCAGCATAAGTTTCTACTAAAGCATAAACCCCACAAGATTCTGTTAATTCTCTTAATCTAGCATTAACTTCTTCAGTTACTTTTGGAAGATAAAACATTAATTCTATATTTACAAGAGTAGAACCATTCTCTCTTGTTGCATTTGCAGTGAAACCAGCAGTTCCTCTATCAAATTCAAATTCGTACCAAGTTGATCCTGCGAAAGCATCAAACTCTGAACCATGAGCATCAGAACCTGGTCCTGATCCAGCAGTAGCATAAGCTACAGTACCCAATCCTCCTTGTTCCATTAGCCAGATTCTTTTTAATCCACCTCTTCGGTTTCTGTCGCAACATATAATTGCGTGTCCTTGTGTTAAAGCCATTTTTTATTTATTTTTTATTTTAGTTAAAAACTTAGGGGAGCTACTAACTCCCCTAAGAGATATTATTAATTATGCAGTTTCAACAGAAGCAACACACATTTCAGGCTCTTTTACAGCAACACCCATAGAGTATAACATTCTGAATCTATTTTCTTTTTCATCTTTATTATACCACATATCTACATCTTGAGCTTGAAAGTCTGTACCAACAGTAATGTTGTTTTCAGAAGTCCAAATAGCACACATAGTATCAGCAGCAGCATCAGGAGCAAAAGCATTAGCCATAAGAGCTAAAGCAGCATGATGAGTAGCAATATCAACATCCCAAGAAGGAATTACAACTAATCTAACACCTTGAAATCTTAAGTTTGAAATACCATCTTGTAAATCTGCATAAGCAGCAACATGAGTTCCAGCAGCTCTTAATCTAAAAGCATAATCATCAGCAAAAGCTCTTGAACAGTATATTAATTGATTGTCCATTGCCGCTAATTCATTAGAACGAAGAGCTAACATAGCTTCTAAGTTAGTAAGTGCGTTAGTTCCAACTACTCTGTTGTTTGCCAAAGAGAAATTTCCAACACCAACTTGTAAGTCTAATGCTTTCCATACTCCATTACATAATCCTTGAGTTCCATCTCCATTAACAGAATCACCCCACCATAAGATAGTAGAGAAATCTCTTTTAATACCTTGCATTACAACTTCAGAAACGATTTCTTGGAAGATAGTTCCAGTCATATCAGCTCTATTAATTCCTTTTTTAAGTAATTGAGATTTAATATGAGAGAATAATACATTCGCTTGTTGTGCGTGTTCAACTTCTAATCTACATAATGTTAAAGTTATGTTAGTATTAGCAGATTGAGTACCATCAGCAGTAAAACTTGTTGCTGTAGTCATTGTTTTTGTGATGTCTTTCACAGAAGTGTATCTATCTAATAAGATAGAAGCTCCAGAAACATCAGTCATAACATCCATTCCTTTAAGATGTTCGTTTTCGTAAAATAATGGTGCTAAGAAATACTTTTGAGCATCTTCTTGCGACCAAGTTAAACTTGTACTAATTACATTTGCCATTTTCTTTTGTTTTTTTTAATTAATTTTTAAAATATATTTTTTTATCTTCTGCTATAGTATTAGCAAAAGATTCCCAAACGCTTACTTCCTTAACTTCTGGAGTTGGACTTGGATCTTTACTTGGTACTACACCACTTGGAGTTCCCTCCATTTTAGCAACTTTATAAGTAGCTATTTCTGCTTCTAATGTTGCAATGTAACCATCCTTTTCAACTATTGAACCATTTAATTCAACAATAGCTTTACTAGACTCTTCAATAGACTCTTCTATAGCAATCATTTTATTAGATACTTCTTGGTTGTCAAGAATCTTTACTTCTTTAATTTCTGATGCTTTGTTAAACATATCAGAAATAAAAGTTTTTAAGTTTTCAAACTCTTTTTCCATTTTTCCTTTTTTTTGATTATTAAATAATTTTTCTACAATACTTGTATTCTTGTAGTCGTACTTCTTTATATCAAACATAGCTGCCATTTTTATAGGCTCTTCTACTAAGTTGATAAAACCTGCTTCTTGTGCTTCTAAACTATTAAACCAAGTTTCTTCATCCATCCAAGAACGGATTTGCTCCTCTGTCTGACCAGTCTTTGAAACATATATATTAATTAGCCTTTCACCCATTTTATCCATAAGGTCAGCCGCTTTTCTTAAATCATCTGAATCTCCAACTTCACCTCCCCAAACATTATGTATCATATAAAGAGAGTTTTCACTCATGATTACTTCATCAGCAGCAAGTGCAATAACACTAGCCATTGAAGCAGCAATTCCCTCTATACGAGCAGTAACTTTTTGTGGCATCCTGCTTATAGCATCATATATAGCTAAACCATCTATAACAGAACCTCCTGGTGAATTTATTCTTAAAAGAACAGATGTATCATTAGGGATTTGTTTTATCTCATTAATAAAAGACTTGGCATCAACCCCAAAATTACCAATTTCATCATATATCATTACCTCAGTCATTTGACTTTTAGCAATATTCTTTATACTATACCAATTCATACTACAATATAACGCAATGTTTTTTATAGAGTTTGGAAGTTAGTGGAATAAAGATTTATCCAAAATAATTTGGTAAAGTAAAAAATTAGTCATTACATTGTATTCTAATCAAAACAAAACAAGATATGAATTTCACAACAAAGTTAGCACAATACGATGTAACTATACACAAAGGTTTAACTGATGATTGCTCTTTAGAGGGAGCTTTTAGTGTAGAATGGCAATATTACTCAGAGTTTAGAGAAGAGTATGTAAAGGAATTAGGCGTTTATGCCACAAGAGTAATTGGAGTGGTTTATAAGGATGATGAATCAGTTTTAGAAGAGGATAGACAAGAAATAGATTCAGATGATAAGGGTTGGGTTTTAAAGTCAGACACTACAGCTATAGAATGGGGAAATTGTATTCAGCCTATGGATTTATATGTAGATTTAAAAAATAAACAAATAATCGTAAACTTTTAATATGAGCGATAAATTAGCAACTCCTTGCTGTAATGCAGGGTACGAAAAAGATGAAGTAAGTGCTTGTTGTGAAGCACAAATATCAGACAGTGGTTTATGTTATGATTGCCATGAACACACAGAATCAGAAGGATATATATGTGATGAGTGTGAAGACTGGCTAGATGAAAGAGATTTAGTGGAAAAAGTATATAACTGTGGATTTTGTGGAGAAGAATTAAATAAGGACAGTGGTTATTGCTCAAAAGAATGTCATGTAGCAGATAATACTGAAGGAGTATAAATAAATTACTAATTAAATTATAATAATAGAAATAAACAATAGAATATGAAAATAGAGATATTAAAAGGTAAACTAGATAATCAAATCATTGAAAGCACTTTAGATTGTGATTATGATGTTATAATAAAATTTAATCAAGAAGAATTAGCTTTACAATTAATATGTATTGCAAATGAATATGCTCAATCAAAATTAAAAGAAGAGTTAAGTTACTTAAAAGAATTATTCTTTTCGGCAGGTAGCGAGGATGTTAAAGAATATATTGATCAACGACTAAAATAAAAATAACTAATTAAAACAAAGTAAAACTATGGGAAAAATGAAAGAAGTGTTCGCTCTACACCAACAAGAGCAAGATGATATGGAAAAATATTATTCAGAGATGTATAGGATAGCCACATACATGGGAACTGAAGAAATGTTTAAAACACTATACAAATCATCATCAGAAAATAAAACAAGTAATAATTCAAAAAAAACAAAAAAATGTCAGAAAACAAAGTAGCAGAAACTAAAAAAGATACATTAAGAAGATTATTCATTGCCAATAACCTTGTCAAAGAAGATGTTTTTAAACACGCTCATTATACAATCATAACTAGAGCTGGTGTAGACAAGATTATGTCGGCACAAGGAATTGAAATTCAATATGAATTAGTTAATTTATCTGATGACCACTCACATTGCTTAATAAAAGCAAAAGGAAAGATGGGAGATAAGATTATTCAGACTTTTGGTGAAGCAACTCCTAAAAATAATAAAAACGCATATCCAGTTGCTATGGCAGAAAAGAGAGCTATGTCAAGAATTGTACTTAAATTAGCTGGTTTTTATGAAAATGGTTTCTTTGGTGAAGATGAATCAGATGATTTTAAACAAAAATAAAATGACTGACTGGATAGATGATGTATTAGAGGATGGTGATAAAGAATGTACAATGTGGCAAATAGGTTTTATTGAACAACTTATGGTTACATCTGCTAGTAATTACTCATACAGTAATATTAATTTAAACGATTTAACATATAATGAAGCAGAAGAGATCATCAAAGACCTTAGGGAGAACGACTGCCCTAAAGACACTCAAGAACAATTTAAACAAATGTGCAGAGCAGGAGTATTCAAATCTAAAGAATGTTAGAAGGCTTTTTTCTTTAACAAGTAAAAGTGTTGCCACAATAATACCGATAGGATTAACAATACCTATAAATTATTTTTATGAATTTTTAAAAGTTATTCCAAAAAAATACTGGTGTATTAGTCCTGTTTTTTATCATCATCCAGAAAGATTTTGTTGGGATGCTTTAGGTTTCTTAGGAGAGAGTATTCACCGATCTACAGTAAGAACTAAGTATTTAGAGCTTTGTTTTAAAAAATTAGACATAAGTATATCTGAAGTTTTAGATAATGAGGAGGAGTTATTTATGGATGAAATAGATAATAAAAAAAGATTTCTTATATCTTTAAAATATCTTGAAGAAAAACTAGATGAAAAAGAATTAAAATTATTATTAATTAAAGCGAAAAAATTAAGTGATGAAGAATTTAAATTTGAATAGTACAGAGGAAGCTATAGTTGGAATTGTAGAATTAGTTTCTGGAGTTAAGAGAGAGGTTACTAGAGGTAAATGCAGACAAAGACCTATAGCTTTATCTCGTAGTGTTTTAGGATATATGCTGAGAGATAATGGATGTACATCTCAAAGATCAGCAGAGATAGTTGGTAAACATCATGCTTCTATATTAAAGTATGTTAATGACCATGATTGGAATCTTAAATATTATGAAGAGTATAGGGATTTATATAAAAGCTGTCTTGATGAGTACAACACAGGGTATAGAAAGGCTAAAGTAGGATTAATGGCTAAACAAATAAAGGAGTTGCAAAAATCAATAGAACTAATAAACTTAGAATTATTATGATAAACATAGAATATTTTACAACGATGTACGATAACCAGGTTAATGGAACGACCTCAATAGTTTCAAAAATTAAAAACAACAAAAAGATGGCAGAAAAACAGTATGTAAATGGAATTATTATCAAGGAAAAAACTTTTGATAATGGTGGAACACAGCTTAAGGTTAGTCTTAAGACTGAAGATGTAATAGCTCAATTAAAAGAGCTAGATGATAATGGTTGGTGTAATTTAATTGTAGCAAGAAGAAAAGAAGCTTCTGATACAGGAATAACACATTACTCTTATGTAGATACTTGGAAGCCAACTAAAGGTGCTGGGCAACCATCTGCTAAGAAAGCAGTAGTTCAACAAGAAGATGACTTACCATTCTAAATAAATTAGGGGGGAGTGTCCACTACGGACAAAATATAACTATTAAATGTTTTTATTATTGTAACTCTCCCCTTTTTTTTAACTAACAAAACAAAACTATGGATAAAGAAAAACTACTAGATGAGTTAAATGATTTGTGCGATAACACTCTCTGCCCTATGGATCTAATGGATAGCATAGATGACTATACTAATGAAAAGATAATTGAGGAGTTACAATCACTAGTTGATGAAGTTACTGTTGATTCTGAATTTACGCACTCAATTCTTTTACAACGCAGAATTAAAAAATTAACAAGATGAGTGAAAAACCAAATTATTACGCAGTAATTCCTGCCGATGTTAGATACAGTAAAAAACTGAATCCAATGGAAAGATTGCTTTATGCTGAAATAACCTGTCTAACGAACTTTAAAGGCTATTGCTGGGCATCTAACGCTTATTTTGGAAAGCTATTTGATAGAAATCCTAAAAGTATAAGTAGAAATTTACAGAATTTATCTTTACATAATTTTATTAAAATATATTTAGTTAAAAATGATGCCAAGAATGTAGATCAAAGAATGATTTCTCTTGTTTCAAATATACCTAAATCAGCAAAAATACCCCCTCCACAAAAATGTGGAACACCCCCCCTCAAAAATGTAGAGGATAATACTAAGAATGAAAAGAGTGTTTTATTTAATGAATTTTGGGAAGCTTATAATGTAAAGAAAAGCAGAAAATTATGTTATGATAAGTTTATTGAATTAAGCTTAGATATTTGTAAGAAATGTGTTGTGTCTGCACAGCAATATTCAGATTCAATAACAGATTCTAAATTTAAAAAACATCCTGGCACTTGGTTAAATCAAGGTTGTTGGGATGATGAAGTTGATAATAATTCAAAGCAAGGCTTTACTGGAAATGGATTTGATGGAATGGTATTTTAATATGAATATAAGACAAACATCAATAGGTTGCTATAGGCAAATTAAGTCAGAGGGGCTTTTATCTAAAATGAGATTTGAAGTTTATTCAGCTTTATTGTCAATGGGGAAGCCATCTACAACTAGAGAAGTATATGAAACTATGAATGTCATTAAACAAGAAGCAACAAGATTTACTGAATTAAGAAAACTTGGAGTTATTTATGAGGTTCAAAATAGAAAATGTACTATTACAGGAAGAACATCAATAGAATGGGATTTGACAGATAGACTACCCATAGATATAAAAAATTCTAATAAAACAAAGAAACATAAAATTAAAGATGCTTTAGATTCCTTGCGTGAATTATATAAAAAGAAAAATAACAGTACAATTGATGATTGGAAAAAAGTTGCTAATTTAATTAAGAGTATATGACATTTAGCGATCAAGGTATAATAATAAAAAGAAACTCAGGTCAAGTTAAAACAAAATGTCCTAAGTGTTCTCAAGATAGAAAAAAGAAAGCTGATCCTTGTCTTTCAGTTAATATAGATGATGGCATTTGGAATTGTCATAACTGTGGATGGAATGGTGGATTAAAAAAACAAAACAATTTTATGAATGAAAAACCTTTTGTACTACCAAAAGAAATAAATGTTAATCAAGTTTACTCTGAAAATCTTATAAAATGGTTTTATGATAGAGGAATATCTGCTGAAACTATGATCAAGAATAGAATTGCAGAGGGTAAAGAATATATGCCACAAGTAGGTAAAGAAGCAACTACTATACAGTTTAAATACTTTAGAGATAGTAAATTAATTAATATAAAATATAGAGATGCAGCTAAGAATTTTAAACTAGTAAAGGATGCCGAAAGAATTATGTATGGACTAGATGATTTATTAGGTAAGACTAGTGTTATAGTTGTGGAGGGAGAGATGGATAAGTTGGCATTTTATGAAGCTGGATATAAGAATTGTGTTTCAGTACCTAATGGTGCTAGTAATTTAAAGATGGAGTATTTAAAAGATTTTCCTGAAGATTTAGAAAAAGTTTATTTAGCTGTAGATAATGATGAGCCAGGTAAAAAGCTACAAGAGGAATTATCAAGAAGAATAGGCAGAGATATTTGTTATAGAGTTGCATATCCAGATGGATGTAAAGATATTAATGATGTTTTAATTAGCTACGATAAAGATGCAGTTAAACATTGTATAGATAATGCTCAAAGCTATCCATTAGAAGGTGTGTTGAATGTAAATGATTTTGATGTAGATATTGACACATTGTATGATCAAGGATTAAAAAGAGGTAATACTATTAATCACAATTCATTTGATAATTTATTTAGCTTTGCATCTTCACAATTAACTGTTATAACTGGAATACCTACTCATGGTAAAAGTAATTTTCTAGAACATTTAGCAATGAGATTATCTGCTCAACATGGTTGGAAGTTTGGTGTATTTAGTCCAGAGCATTATCCTATGCAACTACATTTTTCTGTACTAGCTGAAAAGCTGATTGGAAAATCATTTAGAAAAATAACTAGATATGATAGGATGACTAAGAATGAATTAGGTTCAGCTAAAAACTTTATATCAGAACATTTTCATTGGATTAGACCTGATGGTGATGTTTATACTATAGATGCTATACTTGAAACTGCAAAAGGATTAATTAGAAGGCATGGTATAAACGCTTTAATAATTGATCCATACAATAAAATTGATGCTAATATTGGTGGTCAAAACGAAACTAATTTTATAAATAAGTTCTTGACTAAGCTCACAATATTTAAACAAAAATATGATATACATATATTTTTAGTAGCACATCCTAGAAAGATGCAGAGATTAGAAAACAAGCTGTATGAAGTTCCAACTCTGTATGATGTCGCTGGTTCTGCTAACTTCTATAATCAAGTTGATAATGGAATAACAGTTTATAGAGATTTTAAAGCAGGTTTAACTGATGTTTATGTCCAAAAAGTTAAATTTAGACATATTGGAGAGTTAGGCAAAGTTCAATTTAAATATAATCTGCAAAATGGTAGGTATAGTGAGGTAGGAGAAGCTTTAGATGACAAATCTTACTTAAAGGATGGTCAAGAAAGTATGTTGAGCTAACTAAGATAATAACAGAGTAAAGCCCTGCTCACTAATATAGGC